CCAGGTGAGCCGCTCCTCATTATAAAAATGAACAGACAAAAGCCATTAGCAATAGTGGATGCAGAACATTTTATGGAGAAGGTAACATGTCGCAAAATAAAATAAAATTGAACAATGGTGATTCTGCTATTATAATTAGACACCTAGACAAAGGCTTTGATGTAGAAATTTATCATAGTCATGATAGAAATTTGTTGACAGAGGAAGACACCATGTTCTATGCTCTTCTAACAAGGGGTATGGTGCATACTGCTATAAGAGATACAGACCAAGTATTAGAAGATGGTCGTCAAAGCATAGATGAAGAGATAGGAAGAGTAACAATACATTGAGACACATGGAGTACATGAAAATGAGGATTAAGCAAGCACAAGAACAGTCTGACAATATAGAACTAGAAGATATGGTAAACAGTCCTGCTCACTATAATGAGTTTGGTATAGAATGTATTGATGCTATACAAGCTGCTACGGGAGATGAATTTAAAAGTTATTTACAAGGAAATATTATGAAGTATTTGTGGAGATACAAATATAAGGGCAAGCCTTTGCAGGACTTGCGGAAAGCCGAGTGGTATTTATCTCGTTTGATTAATGTGGTGCAAGATGAGGAAGTCGAAGATAACGATTAAAGTGTCTGCTGAAGTGGACTCGGAAGAGTTCACACTTGACAAAGAAGAGCTTCCATTTATATTGGAAGAAATGATTGGTGACCTACTACATGAAATAGTTGGGTTACAAACAAAAGATGTAACTATAAGGGTACTAAGATGAAAAGTAACGTAATTTTACCAACGTATTATCAACAATTTATTCACAAGTCTAGGTATGCAAGATGGCTTGATGATGAAAACAGAAGAGAGGAATGGCATGAGACTGTGGGCAGATATGTAAATTTTATGAGTTCACATATTTTGAAAAAACATAGTTATACTATACCTGACAATATTAAAGAAGAATTACATGAAGCTATACTTCATTCTGAAGTTATGCCGTCCATGAGAGCTATGATGACTGCAGGTAAAGCTTTAGATAGAGATAACACTGCAGGATATAACTGTTCTTATTTGCCAGTGGATGACCCAAAAGCATTTGATGAAGCTATGTATATACTTATGTGTGGCACTGGTGTAGGGTTTTCTGTTGAGAGAGATTGTATAAACAAACTGCCTGAAGTCCCTGGATTATTGTTTGACACAGAAGAAACTATTATTGTTAAAGACAGTAAAGAAGGATGGGCAAAAGCTTTCCGTAAGCTATTGGCTTTACTATGGGCAGGAGAGATACCTAAATGGGATTTGTCTCTTATTAGACCTGCAGGTGCAAAGCTAAAGATATTTGGTGGTAGAGCATCAGGACCAGTTCCTTTGGATAATTTGTTTCGATTCACATTAAAAGTGTTTAAAGAAGCAAAAGGTAGGAAGTTATCAAGCCTAGAGTGCCATGACCTTATGTGTAAAGTAGGAGAGGTTGTAGTCTCAGGCGGTGTAAGACGTTCCGCTATGATTAGCTTATCTAATTTATCTGATGGTAGAATGAGGCATGCTAAGACTGGAGAGTTTTATAAAACTGAGCCACAACGACAAATGTCAAATAATTCAGTAGCTTACACAGATAAGCCTGACTCTTACACATTTATGAGAGAGTGGCTTGCTTTGGCTGAGTCTGGAACTGGTGAGAGAGGTATGTTTTATCGTGGGGCGGCTAAGAATAAGGCGGCTGAGAATGGTAGAAGAAACTCTGATTATGACTTTGGCACTAATCCGTGTAGTGAGATTATATTGCGTCCATATCAATTTTGTAATTTATCTGAGATAATTGTACGTGGTAATGACACTCTTGAAGATTTAAAAAAGAAAGTTCGTGTAGCTACCATAATTGGTACATTTCAATCTACTTTGACTCACTTCCCATATTTACGTAAGATATGGCATACTAACACGTCCGAGGAGAGGTTGCTAGGTGTGTCCATGACAGGCATTATGGACAATGCTATTACTAATGGTAAAGATGACAAGACAGATTTAAATTATGTTCTGCAGTTATTAAAAGAGGTAGCCGTTGACACTAATAAAGAGTTTGCTGAAGCTATGGGCATACCACAATCCACTGCGATTACTTGTGTAAAACCATCAGGCACAGTTTCACAACTCACAGATTCTGCGTCAGGTATCCATGCAAGACATAGTCAGTATTATATAAGAACTGTACGTGGAGATAAAAAAGACCCACTCACACAATTTATGATGGACCAAAACATACCATGGGAAACTGATGGATGGAGCCAAAGCAATGCTGTATTTAGCTTTCCTATCAAAGCACCTGATATGTGTGTTACTAGAGATGATATGTCCGCCATTGAACAATTAGAGTTTTGGAAAGTTTATGCGATGCATTGGTGTGAGCATAAGCCATCTGTAACTGTATCTGTTAGCAAAGATGAATGGCTAGAGACTGGTGCTTGGATATATAAGAACTTTGATATAGCTTCAGGCTTGTCTTTCTTGCCAAGAAGTGATATGGTGTATGAACAAGCACCTTATCAAGATTGCACGGAGGGACAATACAAAGAGTTTTTAACTAAGATGCCTGAGTTTATTGATTGGTCAAAACTTGCTGAATATGAAAAAGAAGATAATACAGTAGGTAATCAAACTTTAGCTTGTACAGCAGATAGCTGTGAAATGGTTGATATAGTTAATTAGGAGATAATATGGCTATCGTTGACAGATTCTACATACAAGGACAACGAGACTTTTATAGAACGAAGAAGACTAGACGTATTATACATGAGTCCACAAACCCATTTAATTCCTCTTCTTTTAGAGGGAAAGAATGGTTGAGAGGATTTAATAATAGTTACTTTAAAAATCTAAGGAGAAACAAAAGTGAGAGAAATGTTACTAGGAGCACTTAAATCTTATTATGTAGGACACATAAATAAGCATATTGCGAATGTAGAAATATATTTAAGTAGGTCAACAGGTATCGGAGAGCACTCAGATATCATTGAGGCTATGGATAAAGAGATATCAGAGATAGGTAAATATGATGACAGACTATCCATGATACTTAAGTATTTAGAAAGAAAACAGACAGAGGAAACTACTGAAAGCAAAAAGAAGTGAAGCCGTCAGTAAAAGACCGAAAGAAGTTCGATATTGATTTGAACTATGGCGAGGTCAGAGAAAAACAAGTTGCAGATATGCTTCAGAATAAAAAGATTGAAGTTAAATCTGAAAGAGATATGTGGCAACGAACTGGAAACATAGCAGTGGAGTATGAAAGTTATGGCAAACCTTCGGGAATCAAAGCAACAGAATCAGATTATTGGTTTCATAACCTATGTATTGGCAATGAAACCTATGCAACACTTGTTTTTCGGACTGATGTTTTACGCAGTATTATTGACTCTCTTGACTACACTAAAACAGTAAAAGGGGGAGACCACAATGCATCAACGATGTATTTACTTAATATACAAAAATTATTTTCATCAGATGTAATCAAGGCATTCAGAGAAAGGAACAAGAATGGCGAAGATAGAGAAACCTCAGAGCCCAGTGTGGAAAAACGCACAGAGGTACAGGGCTAGATTTTTTGAGTCACGTTTTCCTATATGTGGTACACATTTAGTGTACGTCGTAGAGGGCAGAAAGTGGGCAAGAATATCACAAGGAGACTTAGTTAGTGACAACAACAGAAGTGCACTAGTTAGGTTTAGAATGAGTATAAAAGAATGGGAGAAACTTCCATCAAAGGAAAAATATGTCGATAAAAAGAATTGAACTTATAAATGATTTAGATTTAGAGCTTTCATTAACAATGAATGGTATAGGTGCTATTATTGCACCTGATAATGAAGCCCCTTCCTTTAGTGAATACACCTGGGACGATATTCTAAAGACACTCATAGATAGTCACACGATTGCAGTGTTGAGGAAAAATGATGTAAGGATTAGTGGTAGCAGTAAAGAGTTCTTGACGAGAGTTGCAGAGCAGCTTCGTTCACAAGCTAGTAAAATAGAAGATAAGTTAAGTGCTATGGAAGTGATTAACGAAAGTTAAGTCGCACCCATCTCTTCTTCATTCTTTTGTTCAAAACTAGGGAACGGCATATATTGAGAGAATAATTTTATTTCATAATCATTTATTTTATCTAATAATTCTTTTCTCTTTTTAGCATCTCTCGGCAGTTCTACCTCATAAAATGTTAAGTTTCTGTCATTAGCTGATGATTGGAGATATTCAGCATTAGTAAATTCATTAACGATTTTATAGTTTAATCCTACCTTATCTAATGCAGATATCTTGTATTTATCATATTGATTTGAAAACGCCATATGCGTTAGTTTAGCTTTATCGCTATCAAATGACTTTGCATTTCTTACAGCATTGGTTAAAACTTCATCACTTATTAATCCGAAAGGTAGACTAAAAAAAGGATTAGCATTTTCTGCACTGTTATAAAAAGCTAACATGCTATTTAAATTAAAATTAACCATATTTAATGCTTGAAGGGGAGGTATGGGTCTAAGACTGTCTTTTATATTCATAAATCCCATCATTGTACTACCAAAATTTTCTATGCTATCTTTGTAACTCATAATATAAGCATTAGCTTCAGGGCTCATACCTAATGAAAAAGTAAGTTCATCAAAATCAGCTCTTGTTACTGGTCTTCCTACATCGTCTAGGGTAGGCACTCTACTATAAATTCTTCTTAATAGGCGTCTAAGAATAGGAGTATCGTTTGTAGCACCAAATTCTAGTGCTTTAAATTCATTTTCTAAAACTTGAAACATTCTTAGTCTTATGGCTCTCATTTTTTGATATACTCTAAACTGTTGTATGGGTTTAGGAGTTAACCCTCCAAGTGTCATCCATTTTGCTTGCTTTTTTATTTTTTGCAATGTTTCAGATGCGCTCCTAGAACTTGGAGGAGGTGACGTCTTAGGAAAGGTAAACTCAGGAAGATACGAAAAGTATTCAATGCCTATGCCGTCTTTCTCAAGTTGTATAAGAGCCTTATACTCTTTTAAAGTCGCTATATCTCCTACGGAGGGTCTCTGTAAAACTGCTTCAGATACGAGCATATTATCAGCTGCTATTTCTAAAGACCCTGCTAAGTCTGTAGAAACATTTGAACCTTCACCTCTCTGTGCGTTCAATCCTCCAGCTACTCTCAAATCTTTAGCATTGAATATTTTAGCAGCAGCTTCTCCTTTATGCATTGGTCCATTTGGGTCATATAACTGTCTTGCTAATGATTTAACGTCTTCAGGAGCGTTTTTTAAGTGGTCTAACAGTAACTTAAATTTGTCTGCTTGTGTTAAATCATTACCCCAACCTTGAAACTTCGTGCTTGTAGCAAACGTATTAAATCGTATTGCATCTAAGTTGGTATTCTCTAAAGCTTGTTTTATATTGTGAACAGTTGTTAACTCTACCAATGACTCAGGGTGTTTTTGAAAATATGCAAACGCTGCTTCTGCTGCTGTTACGGGAGGAACAGATACTGCTTTATCCTCCACTGATTCGCCTCGTAAAAATTTAGCAAAGTCATCTTCAAGAGCCTCGTCCATGCCTTTCGCAATATCTGCTTTGGTAGAATACATGCCTGCAAGAATATCCTGTGGACTAGAAAACGCTTTCTTTTTAAAAGTATCAAATTGTTCTTCTACGATATATTCTCTGACTTTACCTGGTCCCCATTTATACTCTATATCTTGTAACAATCCAGTTCTTTTTTCTGCAAATCCAAGAAAAGCACTATCTTCAGGTATGTGATGAATTTGTACATGTCGTTGTCCTCTTAGTTCTTCCCACTTATCTAAAACTTCAAACAT